ATAATCATTGGTAATTTTATTTATATTATCAACATATTCAGGTAATTCTTTTCGATAGACAACCGATTCAAATAATACAGTAGAATCCATATTATAGTATAATGCCACCATGATCTTTTATAACCTTTCCCATAGGGGCATGCTCAGGGATGACTTCAATAACAATCCGGTGTGTTTCTCTGCAGCCAATAATTCTATTTTCTAATAATTTTAAGGATTTAATATCATGAAAAACACCATCGGCGGTCATCACCTGTATCCGGGCGCTCTTAACGGTCTCGGCCTTCAAGAATTTATCTAATACCTGTCTAATTAACGTAGCATTAATCACTCATTGACTTTTATGATATGTTACTTTAAATGTCAACTATGGGCGTTCCCAAAAAACTCACAGAAATGCAAATGAAATTTGCCCACGAAATCGTGACCAATGAAGGTCGGATGAATGGTGAAGAATGCGCTAGAAATGCAGGCTACGCACACGACTCGGCACGAGTAAGAGCCAGCGAGCTACAGAATCCAAAAAGGTTTCCACTCGTCGTTAAATACATTGGTGAACTCAGGGAAGAATATCAAAAGAAATACGCGGTAACGTTCGAGCGTCATATATCTGAACTCGCTAAAATTAGAATTGACGCCCTTAAAAAAGGAGCTTGGTCCGCAGCTGTCAATGCTGAAGTAGCAAGAGGTAAGGCAGCAGGACTTTATATAGAGCAAAAAATTATAAGAACCGGTAAGCTGGACGACCTTTCGACCGAGGAACTCGAAGCACGGATGAAAGAAATCATCGATCAATATTCACCTATCCTGGAAGGGGTTGGAATGGATAATATCAAGGAAACAGTTAAGAAGAAGCAAAAACAACTTAGACTTAAGTCGTCTCCACTACAACCCTTGAAAAAAGTTACTGAGGAATCAGAGTCAAAAAATAAAACATCGCAACAAAAAAAATTACCATTGCCGCAACAAATAAGTGATCAGGATTCCACATCCTAGTCTTCTTCTGACTCTTCTAATTCTTCGATAGCTTCATCCAGATCTTCGAAAAGAGTTTCCTCTTTTGCTTCTAGCTTATCCAACTCAGCTTTAATTTTCTTGATCTTCTTAACTGCCTTGTTCATAACTATCTTTTCTTTTTCTTCTTTGCTTTTTTCTTCTTTGCTTTTTTCTTTTTCTTTTTAGCCATGTTTTTCTCCTTTAGTCTGTTGTACTCTTCTTCACTAATATCGTCAACACCGAACTCCGCTTCATCCATTACTTCAACTTAATCATCTTCTTTATACAAGCCCAAGGGATCATCGTCCTGTCCCCAAAGGTAATCTCGTTCGTGTCCTCATCTTTGTCGTAAGAAGCAAAAACTTTAATTGATTGTTTGTCTTCAGAGTAAAGCCAGCCTTCGTTAACGGGAGTGGCCAGCTTCATTCGATCAAACTCCTTATCCGTAGCCCAACCTGAATCTGAAAGGATATCAATCCACTCTATCCGATACTTTGAATACGGGATATCGTTTGGCTGTATCGCGTTTACGAGTTTCCTTTTTCTTCTCGGTTTTCTTCTTTTGGGTTTTCTGTCTGCCATAGTAGTAGTCCGGGTTGTGTATCCGGTTGAACATATCAAAGAAATTCTCTTCGGTCATCTTTTCATATAAGGATATTTTAAAAGTAAATCAAAACTTTTAAAAAACATATTTGTGAGAGCAAAACTAGGGGTTTTTTCTGATATTGTAACGTCTGTAATTTCACTGTAACACCATAAAATTACAAAAAATCGTTAAATAACCATTGATATCATTGAATAATTTAAAATTGTAACATTGTAACGTCTACTTTTGAAAAAAAAAAAAAAAAAAAAACTGTTTTACTTTCAAAAAATCCTTATATAGGAAGTCTGCCTTATTTCTGCCTCATTTTAGACACAGATTTGCCTAGATTGTCATAATATTGACTAACTCTTTCCAAAAACCCATGCTGATAGGTCACAAATTCTGACCCATCTGTCACAAAACGCTGGAAAAGGTTGTCTTTTGTGCACATCAAAACCACACCTTGGGTGATTTTTGTGCCATAAATGTGATTATGAGCCATGGCGTATCCTCCAAGCTGTAGGAAATAGTCTCCAATCCACTCTCTTCGCTTGGGCTTATTTGATTGTTTGAAGTCGCAAATACTCTCTTGACCATCATAAACGCCAACAACATCCGTGGCCCCCGCATAAAGTTCCGGGTAGTAAAGCGTCACTTCACTTCCCCATATTTCATCCAGGTCCGTGAGCCCTTGTTCGATAATCTGTTGGGCCATGATCCGTGCTTCTTGGCCCAAGTCCGTCAGATCCACCCGGTTCTTCCCCGCGAGATAGTCCTCAAGAAACGAGTGCATCATCGTCCCGCGTTCAGCAGCTTGGTCCCTGACCCGTATGGCGTTCTCCTTTCCTATCCGTTCCTGCCACGCCTTTAAAGATTCTCGTTTTTCGGCGCTCTGCGTTTCCGCAAGGATGGTCGTGACACTCGGTAATTTTTCGTGGTTCACGTCATAGTGACGTTTCCCCTGGATCAGGGACCTGGTGCACGACGGATACGTAAATTTTTTATTCCACTTCATATCTTCTCCTAAAATAGCTTCTCCATATCCATGACCGTATCATGGAAATAACCGTAAAAATTAAAGCGATACCAATACTATCTAAAATGGAAGGATAAAGCTCGAAAAAAGGAAAGATGAAAATTTGTATGGCAACCGCAAGCAGGAAACCCGAGCCGACATCGATAACACTTTCGAGTAAACTATTCCATTTCACGGTTTTCTGCCTCTTTAATTAACGTAGCATTAAGTTTTTCCATTTCTCGGGCGGCAACGGTTTTCGTTCCCGATAGATCCAGTTTTCCATAAACATCGTCCGCGCCCGCGTCCTGAAGTTTCTTTAAATTTTGAATCCGGGACAGTTTGCGTAACGCTCGTTTATGAATCGCACCGATGGCACTTCGCGTCACCTTGAATATCAGACCCACCTCTTCCAATGTATGATCGGACTTCATGCCAATACCGTGAAGCATACGGACGACTTTCTCTTCGCGCGGGCTCAGTTCGCTGAGCATCGTAGCCAACGTACGACTAGTATCTTTCTCCATGATCAGCATTTCATGATTGCGGACAGGATTGACTAGTTGTTTCAATTGTTTCTCTTCAACTTTAACCTCAAAGCTATGCTTTCTAAAGCCTTGGAGCTGTCGAGACGTGAACGCTTGCTCCACCGTTAAGCTTAAAATATCCAGTAATTCTTTAACCGCGGGAAACAGGTCCTTGTTCCGGTTTAAGGGAGGCTTACTCCCGTTGATAACATCACGCACAAAAGGAGCGCTGAGTCCGTAAGCTTTGCAAAAAGCAGCAACGCTTTCGTGACCCTTCTCTTCCATGACGGATAAAAGTCTCTCGTTCCGTATAGTAATTTTTATTCTATAGTCTTTCATAATGTCAGACGGACGCCGTTGCGGTGCTAATAAAATCAAGAGGTTGGGAAGCCACCGCAACCGCTAACGAGACCGTCATCCCGATGTTTAAACGCTTCCGCCCCATCTCATAATTCCTTGTTCCAATATTTTATATATTTTTCTAAATTCGTTTTAATTTTACATATCTTTTCATAAAACTGTTTGTATATCTTTTGACCTTTCATGTAATTGCAGTCACCATGAACAAAGGAGAAATTATCAATGTGGTTATTAAGCCGGTCGCCGTCGATATGGTCGGCGTGCACGTCGTTGCCTTTGGCATTACGAACTTCTCCGCATAGCTTGCAGCGCATATAAGGAAACACCAGTGGTTTGCCATCTTCAAAATCCGGTTCTCCTGTCCATTGATTCACGGCGGGAATGGGTTCTTTTTCAGACTTGATGCCCGGGAAAACTTTGCCAATATAAGCCCAGACCTTTTGTATGGGGTGCTTTAACATATCTTTATTCGCTTTGTACGTTGCTTTTTTGCTCCTTACGTGGACACCGTAGGTAAAGCCTCTTGCTTTTTTACGTATTTCTCCAAGTTTATAAATAGGAGGTTGATAGGGTTTTCGTTGATCATAAATAAATCCGTGGACCTTGCTGCAAATGCCTTCTTGCCTTTTTCGGTTGACCTCGCGGGTCTTTTCCTTTTGACCTTCACCGCAGTGGTAGGCAATCGATCCTTTGCTTAATCCAGGAATCATTTTTTGAATTTCGCGGTAAGTATAATTCTGGCTCCGCAGCTCTAGAATTCTTTCTTTCTTCCGAGACTGCAGAGACGTATTAGTTCTCACTTTTTACCTTTCTTTTTTATTATTTGCTTCTATATATTTAAAAAATGCATCTTCATTAGACACATCTTTTATTATCTTATATCTTTCATAAGCCGCCTTGCATGTATACATTGCGGTCTCATAAACCTTTTTGTCCTTATAAAAGTGAACAACTGGAATACCCATATTTAATGTCTTTTTTGGTAACCCTTTTGTTATATCTTCATTAGGATCCATATATTTACCACCATTCCAGAAAACGTGTTCTGGACCCATGTCTTTTTGACCTTCAGCCAACATTTTATGTGTATCGTTAAAAACTTTTTTAAGTTTATCTTTATACAATAAAGCATATTCATTGGCCCCAGTGTCTTTCACAATCGTATATCTACTCATTTTTTACCTTTCTTTTTTTTCGCGGGTTTAATAGAGATGATGTTTTCCATAATCGATCTTCTCCATGCACCCTTCATTTCATCCCAATAGCATTTAATTAAGTTGCCGTTCTTTGCAACGAACTCGTACTGTCTTTCAGGATTATAAGGACGATTAACTCTTTTGCCGTCTGATCTAGAATAATACTTGATCTTATAGGCAGTGGTTTGTGTATTTGTACTCATATATTTCTCACCTACTTTCTATTTACTATATTATCCTACATCATACCGGCTTGTCAACTAAATTTTTAATTTTTATGGCATTAACGACATTTCCCGATACCGAGATCCGTGTGCAGTCGCTCTTGAACGGATAAACCCAGTGTTTCAACCAGGCAGGGAAAATATACATATCGCCAGTCTTAGGAACAAAGGAGTGGTGCGTGACCGCTTCCCGTGTTCCGTCTCCATAAACAAAAGTTATTCCTCCAGGTCCTGCCGATCGTCCTTTGTAGGCTTTATTTTCCTCGACGAGTTTGTCAGGTACATCTAGAAAAATAACGAAAGATAAAGTATCCGCGTGGTCATGCGGTGGATTAAAATCTCCCGGTCTTTGAAAATTAGCCCAGAGGACATTAAGCTGGTACTTTTCGTTGAAATCATCATCCTTGCTGCCCGTCCATTTCTTCAGGGCGTCATTGTAGATTTCAAAGGCGCTGCTGAAAAATTTTTCAAATTTCTTATAGTCTCTGAAAGCAACTTCCTTGATATCGACACCGGCAAGATGGCTAGACCAGTCTTTCGTGCTCAGTTTCGCTTCTTCAAGGAACAGTTTTCTGTTCTCTTCGGATATTTGAAATTTCACCAGGCACGGTCCCCAGCGGAACATCATATACTGTATCGCTTTTTTATCGGTCATGATTCTATCCTATTATACATTCTAGGCCGGCCTCCTTTTTTGCCTATGCCTTCATAGTAAAAATTCTTTTTTTCTTTCGCTGCATAATAGGCGTTACCGGTTAAATGTTTCTTTTTGTATCTTCCTCTTTTTCTGCGAGCACTACTCTGTCGGTACATTTTACGCATGGACTCGTCCAGGTTCCAGCCGTTGGCTTTAAGGATTCTTGATCTTACTTTTTCGTGCACATACTGCGGTTCTCTTCCAGCCAGGTCGCATATGTCCCTGAACCGTTTGCCTTTATTCATGAAGAAAGCCCGTGCTGCATCGCGTTCAAGTTTTCCTACGTGCGCTGAAAAGGCATCGTGTGCCGCTTGGCTTAAAACAGCGGTGAAAAGTTTTTCTTCGGGCATACGGACTCTGGGGCCGGGAGTATTGGCTGGATTTGTCCAAGATGTAAAACTATTGTTTGATCGTCCCATTAGTGAAGCACCTTTTTAGGATTGTAAGGTTTCACTTCCGTATCCATGACCACTTTAATCATATCTTTGTAAGCATCCTCATCCAGATGCGTTTTATAAAGT